CGGTGTGTTCCTCTAAGTCTTCAACCAGCCTGATGATGTTGTCTTCAACGTCGGCTAGGGCTATGGGAGATGATCTCACAGGAGTCCTTCTTCTTTCGCTATGGCGTTCAAGCGTTCCGCTTCTTCTTCCCAATCAAACTTATCTATTGAGTTTCGTTTGAGAATGAGTTCGTCAAACAAGTCATCACCGATTTTGTCGATTGTGAAGATTCCAAACTCCACGGGGTTGTCGGTGAAGAACCGATGACATGAGGCGCACAGACAGAACGCATTGTCCAAGTCCGTTCGGGTCCATGAATACTTTCTAGAGATAATATGAGCGCACTGTAGAACATGCCCAGATCCACACTTCTCACATCTCCCACGGGATCTGACAATCAGGGCGTGCAGTTTGGTCGCCTTGCCCTTTGCCCCCTTGCCATAGATGTTACTCATTCATCGCACGCTTTCTAAGATCTTCTGCAATCTTAGTGCGCCGTGCCTCGCGTCTAGGGCTTCTAATGCTTTGAGATTCTTTTCAGATTCTTCGTTTCTGATTTCAGGATCAGAAAGGGCTTCAAAGTGTTTGACCCAATCTATGAATCTCTTGGCTATTCTGCCAACTCCGTATTCTTCTTTGAACCGAACATATTCAGGAGACTTGGACATAACAAAAGGAATGCCAGCCGCAGCGTATTCAAGTGGTTTGATCCACGATTTAGCATGGTTGAAAGGTACGTCATTGAGGGGAGCAATACCTATGTCAAATGGAAGCATCTTGCCGATAATGGTCGGTGACACCATGGGATACAAATTGACCCGATCTTGCGTTACTCCAGTCTCTTCCCAGAATGTGGGATGTCCTCCGTAGTATCCTGTGTGGTGGAAAGAAAATCGGTCTTCAGGTAATTGCGGAAAAACTTGTTTGACTTCTTCCAAATCTCCACTTCTGTGTCCTGTGGAGCCGTGCCATCCGATAACAGTTTTTCCATCATTGTCATGTTGTCGTGGCTTGAAAGCACTGAAATCAACATGGTTTTCTAACATCTGTACATTCGGCACTCTTAGTTTATCTTTTGCTCGTTCATATAGAAATGGTGTAGAAATAATCACCAAGTCTGATGCTGCAAGAACATTTCTATAAATGTCTGTGTTTTGTTCTTTGTTATTTTTGGGGTCAATTTTTGTTTTAGCCTGATGGCGTTCATGAAGACCCCAATACCAGTCATCTAAATCGTTTACAATAGTTTGACCATTTTGTTGTGCTATTTTAATATTTTCTGGAATGCCTTTTATCATCCAGCGTTGCATATAAATAACGTTGCAATCGAAATGGTGGTTGTCGTCCCAATCCGTTACGCCAAAGATTCCTAAATCGTTATTGAATATAAGCACACCAATAACGTGGGGTATCGTCAGGTATCTCGTATATTGGCCGAAGCGGATCCAGCCCGATCCCCCCATACAGGGGGAGCCGTCTGGTTCGGTGACCGATCCAGACCAGTCGCCAGAAGCAAACCCGACTTTCAGTTCCACTGATCCAACTGTTGTTCTAGGTCCACGAAACTCCACACGCCGTCAATGGAATTCCACAACGCATGATCTATGGGTGTTGGCTCAAAGTCGTAATGCTGCATAATAGAGCGATGTTCTAGAATGGCGTTTCGATAGAAACTGGCAAGGCGTAGGTCTTCTTCTTGACCGCTTTCACCCAAGGCGATCATTCTCTCTGCCTCAGAAAGTTTCTGAGTGACATAGAAACGAAATCTACCAATCTTGGTTTTCTTCTCATCCGTTTCTATTTTATATGAGGAAACCAAAGAGGTTGGAAGTTTCTCCGTAATCACGGCCTCGTCTTGACCCAGTCCAGAAATCTGTTCGTCAAGATTTTCTAATAACTTAAGGAGAGACTTTTTCCATCTTTCTAGATTTTCGTTAAGACGAAGATAGTCTTGCTTCTCAGAGGATAATACATTTTTGACATCTTCTGAGACGATGCGGTCGAACTCTTGTTGATCCATTAGTTTTATTCCTTAATTCCATGCTGGACAAATCTTCTTATAGGCGCACCAATTACATAGTGGTCCTGTTTTCGTAGCAAAGTAACCGCTCTCACATCCAGCGGTTACTCCCTCCCAAGTTTGGTCAATTAGTTTTAAAACCGTCTTTCGCCGTTTGGGTGTGGGGGCGTATCTTTTAAACTCTTTGAATTTTACATACATTATTTCAGCGTTACTAACTTCTAAATCATTCAAACGTTCAAGCATCTCTACATAAAGAACGATTTGAAAAATCTTATCACCCTCATATTGGGGCTTAGAAACTTTTCCGCTTTTGTAGTCCGTAACAGTTAATGATCCGTCCTCTTCCTCAGTCCAACGATCAATGAACCCCAAGAGAGGAACATCGTTGATGGAAGCAGAGAACTTGTCCTCTATCCCACGGATCTTAACATCTGGCGGATTCTCCATGCCGAAAACGTTTTCGACACACCACCATGCCTGCCAACGGAAGTCATTTATGTTCTTGATCCGAACCGTACTGGTTTCTTCTATGAACTTATTTTCCCACAGTTCCCGAGCGATCCGTCTTGCTTCTGCAAGCGTTCGATCTTCCGGATCCAACGCATAAAACCCTTCCAGAATTTCGTGAACGAACGTTCCCAAAATCATTGCCTCTGAGGTGGGTTCCGGTATTCGATCTATGCGAGAAAACCTGTACCGAAGAGGACACTGTTCGTAGGTTGTAATACTGGAGGCAGATAAATGCGTGGGTATTGGCAGGGCACTCATACCAAATAGCCGTGAGAAAGGTTAAAGCCGGAAGGCTTGAAAGGCTTGATTGGATCGACAGTTTCCACGACTCTGAACATTTCGGATCCGGCAATCAAGTCCTGTAGGTCGGACTTGGAGTCAAGCATTCCGGGGGTGATTTTGTTCCCGTCGGTTGGGAGGGCTTTGGCGATGTTCTCCATTGCCGCTTTAGTTTCTGTTTCCAAATGCCCCTCACTACGGATGGCGGCATCACAGATGGCGGGCCGGAGATCAATCGTTAGGATTCCGCCGTCCAAACTGATTCGTGAGTCAGCGAGAAGCAAAAAGTCCTGATAGTCCAATTGGGCTTGTTCAATAAACACTTTGCGTTCAGCACCGGCAATCGGAGGCATGTTGCGCTTTTTGACTCCTTCGGCCCGTTCGCGGAACCGTCGAACCATGGCCTCCGGGTCCAGTGTGTCACTCATTCTTTTTCAACCACCTTTCTGCGTTCTTCAATCTTGGCTTCAAGGGCTTCTTGCTTCTCTAGAAGATACTTATCGTATTCCTTTTGGCGTTCGGCCATGATGAAACCGTGTGTGTAGGTGTCTGGCTGATGATCAATGCCCATTAATAGGTTTCCACTTCCTCTGTTGTTTGCTCTGCACCGAATGTTAGTCGAATGACTTCAACCTGACATTTTTCAAACTGGTCTAGGTCCATATTCCGACCCGGCTTTTCTCCAGCGAAGCCCTGCTCCTTGAACCACCCGCGGAATTCGTTCTTCTGGTCTTCGTTAAGTGACTTGAAGTTACCTACAAAGACTTTCCACTTTTCTGCTTCAATGGGATAGGACTCTTCGATTTCCAATGTCAATGCTTCTTCGCTTCGTGCCAGATGCAAGGCAATTCCAAGACCTTGACATGCCTTTTTAAAGGCATCACTGGTTGCAATCTTGAAATCGTTTCCAAGATCCATTACCCCGCCACCCTTAAGCATCTTGATCTTGGTTCCGCCATATGCTTCCTTGACGGCAGTTACTCCATCAACAGAAGCGACAACCCGAACATGAGAAATCACATGCTCTTTGTATTCGGGCTGGACATGACACTTGAGAACTTCATAGTTCCATCCGCCCGTACCAAGCACCTTGTTCAACCGGGCGATGTATTCCGCCACGGCGACGTAGTCAAAGTTGCGCCCCCCAAGAGAGCGCTGATAAATAAGTGTCTCGTCAAATGGTTCTGCTAGTTGATCGGCTTGCGACTTCTCAGCCATTCTCATTACTCCTATAGATAAGGTTTGTATTCGGTTCTCCGACATCGCAATACTCGTCGGCATCAATTCCTAAATCACGCAAAGCCTGCACCCTCCAATAAGAGACGGCTCCATACTCCAGTAACTCTTTGATCATCTGTCGGGGGCTTTTGGTTATCTCTCCGGTGTCCATGTCGATAGCGGTGTCGGCAATTCGTTGAGCGACCAGTTCCGCCAACTTGTCATGGTCCCACTTTTTGCGTGGCGCACCAGTCTTGGTTTCCATATTGAACTGTTGGGCCTGAATTGGGCTTCGGTCCCAATCGGAATCCAGCAGAATCGTCTTGGCTTCCTCCTGCAAAGATGCGATAATTTTTTTTGCCTCAGACAGTATGAAACCCAAATGCACCAAACGGTAAACCCGTTCCGGGTCTTTGGTCGTTCGTTCCAAGTGGACAGAGTCGTCCAACTTGTTTAGCATTTCAGAAAGTTCCTCTTGGATGCCCACAGGTTCCTCTCCTAGTAGTAGTTGAAAACAAGGTAGCACAGTGGTGAGACAGGCGCAACCGGGGGGGGCGAACGAGTGTTCGATTTTTCGCGTTTTTACTAATGTACCTTTTAAGTAGTAATACTTAACAAGTAAGAGAATCGTTACTCTGGGAGCAGGAGGGCGAGAGTTCTTGGCCCTCCAAACGGAGAGCCAAGATTTACTCCGGTCACAGTCGGACTGTCGTAAATGGCACCTTGCGCTTTGAACAGAAGCGGTCGGCCAGCGGGCATCCACACTTCATCCGATTTCGTTCTGGTACTGGTGCTGACTGCTGCCGAGTTCCACCATGAAGTGTAGGTCAGTGCGCCCTACCACTGGGCGTGAAAATTCCAAGCCCCTCTAACGGGCGAACGACGTTGGTTAGACGACGGGCACGAAGCCGGAGCGCTGACCATATCCCCGTCGCTGGAAGATGTCAAGCCCTAGATAATAATTGACACCCGGCCACGCTGGCGATGACCCAGACCGGCCACCTCGTTGAAGCAAGAAGAGGTGGCATCCACCTGATCGTCATGCCATGCCGCCTCTGGGAAGGTTGCCACTTCGTCAAGGAAGTCTGAAATGTATGGTCCTCTGACAAGCCTGACGTTTCCGTTGGCAACCGCAGCAGACAGAGGTTTGGCACGGGTAACTTTGTCGCCCGTGGAACGAATGCCGATGAAGTTGATGCCGGGTAGAACGTAGCGGGCGTATTGGTCGATCAGGTTTTTGCCGCTGCTCCCCGGCTCCTGTTCCATCCGGACGGCGACATGGGGGCCATCCAGTTGGGCGGTCTGTGCGATCAGTTTTTCTATGTCCGCTCCGTTCTTCCTGCACCTCTGGATGTCGATGATGTAGAACACCCCTTGGTCGAATGCTCCGAGAACACCGACGGTCCAGTCGGGGTCCGGGTTCACATGGGATGGTTCGGTGGCAGCAAGATCCCAGAATCGGCACCACTCAGGATCTACGAAATCAGGAAGGTCGCTTGGCTCCATGATGATGAAGTTTTCACGATCAAACAGGCTTCCTGAGGACACCGCCCACCAGTCGCCGTTTTCCAATCGCTGACGTTCGATGGGGTCGATCTCTTGCAGGGCACGCCGATACGACTCAGGGTCGATGCCGGGGTTGTCGTCTAGGAAACTGGGAACAAAGATTCGATCAGGACTGTTGTCTCCCTCTTCGATGAAACGTTGTCTTACCCAGTTGGGCGCAGGGTTGGATGCTGCACGCATTCTTAGTGGTACTTTAGAGAGTTCGCCAGAGTTCGGTTTACGCAACCGAGAGAAAAGGTAACGATAATCAAATTCACGAATTTCAGTTACTTCGTCCATTCCAATGAACTGGAATTCTGAAGACTTGTAACGGAGGTAGTCGTTTTGATTGTTTAGATAACCGAAAGTGACTCTTGCACCAGATGGAAAGGTGGCTACATAGGTGGAGCCATTCCACCTAATCTCGTCGTACTCTTTAACCCACGAAAGAAATCTGTCCATGAGTGCGCCGGGAAGTGCGAGGTCGGCATATGTACGTCGGAAGAGAATGGCGGAGTAGTTGGGAATGTCAACGTATTGGAGAGCAGCCATTAAAAGTGCAGAGGATTTTCCGCCACCAGCGGCTCCACCAAACAACCCTTCAAGATGGGACGAACGTAAAAAAGTCTTTTGGGTCAGTGATGGGGCTTCTGGACAAAAATGTGGTTCCTTCGGCTGTAGGAACTCATAGATGTCTGACCAGTCTTTCATAATGGGTTATGCTACCTTGAAACCTTTGTCTGAACGTGACAGGATATAAATGTGAGAAAGATTATCGCTTCTGTGGGACGTTCTAATATTGCTCATGCGTGCATGGTGTCTTCTGTAATACTATTAGGTTTAGGACTGGGTCAGTTTCACATCGGCTGGGGGGTTACAGCATGGGGACTTGGGCTGGGCATATACGGCTATCTGTTAGGTGCTGAATAAATATGGCTTGGAACAACAATAAGGCAATCCAACCTGACGAGAAAAAGGCTGTTTCTATTGGAGCGCCGATTTCCTATAACGCCGGTCTTGTAGGCAAACCTTACACCGACGGTTGGGACATTGAGAGAGCCTATCGCGAAGGAGTAGCGAAAGTTACTTGGGTCTATCGCGCTATTGATGCTATCGCTAGCAATCAGGCACGATTGCCTATCATGTTTCTTCAGGACAACTCTCCGTTTGGGGAGCGGGTGGAACGTGAAGAAGAAAATAGGAACGTTACGAAAATTCTGAACCAGCAATCTAATGATGGCGAGAACTCTTTCGCTTTTCGGTATCGGCTTTCTGCTCAGTTGTTGATGAGTACCCGTGGAGCGTTTATTGAGATCGTTCGTGGCCGCGGCGGTGACCCGGTGGCGCTACATCTGCTTCCTCCTCAGAACACGGCTCCGATCCCCCACGAAAAGAAGTTTGTATCGGCGTTTGAGGTTGAGTTGCCGAACGGCAAGAAACAAAATCTGAATCCGAAGAATGTTATTTGGATTCGTCGCCCGCATCCATTGGATCCATACTTGTCTATGACCCCAATGGAATCATCGGGTATTGCAATAGAGACTGAAACATTAGCAAAGTTGTATAATAGAAACTTTCTTTTGAATGACGGTCGTCCCGGCGGGCTTCTAGTTTTGCGAGGACAGATTGATGATGACGACAAACAAGAACTCCAAGCCCGATTCCGAGGAAGTCTCTCAAGAGCAGGCGGTATCGGCGTTATTGCATCAGATGACGGTGCGGACTTTGTCGATACTGGTGCCTCCCCGCGTGACGCGGCGTATGAGTCTCTTAGACAGATTACGAAGGAAGAAATCCTCGCTTCCTTCGGAGTCCCCGAATCCATAATCGGTAACGCTTCGGGCAGAACGTTTGCCAACGCTTCCGAAGAGGGGCGCGTGTTCTGGTCAGAGACAATGGACCCGCATCTGGAACTATTGTCTAGGGGACTAGACATCTTGGATGAAAACTTTTATGTTACGTTCGATACTTCTTCGGTGCCGGTTCTGACGATAGGCAAGCAGGAACGTGATCGGTATTATTTGACAGAGCATCAGCAGGGTTTGATCACCGCTAATGAGTATCGGGATAAAACTGGAAAAGAAAAGGTCGATTCCTATCTGGCGGATTCGATGTTGGCGAACCCGAACTTGGCTCCGATTGGAAACACCGAAGAGCCGATGACCAAAGAAGAGGCGATGGGTGGAGCGCAGGGTCCGGGTGGACCGATGCCTCCGGGCGCGGAGGGTCCACTGCCACCCGAAGGTGGGGCTCCTCCGGGCGAGGCTCCTCCGCCGGGTGCCGCACCTCCTCTCCCAGAACCCACGGCGGGAGTTCCTGAACCAGAACTACCTCTTGGCGAGTTCCCAATGCCGAAAGAGGGAACACCAGAAGGAATGGAAGTCAAGCATTTTGAATTGGGTGGCGAGTGGGAAAACAAAGCCGCACAAGATGTGGATCGCTGGGAAGCCATTTTCGCCCGGTCGTTGGAACGTTATTTTCAGCGTCAAGAACGAGTAATTACTGAAAAGGTTTCCGGAGCCAAGGCCAAGCGTTTATTGAGTTCTGGTGATCTCACCGTTGATGCCATTTGGGATGTTGATATTTGGAACAAGCAATTGCGGGAAGACATGGCTCCGGTTATTGAAGGGGCGATGCTGGAAGCCACTGCCACGGCGCTGAAGGAATCTGATGAAAAGGTTGATCCTTCGGAGGAAGAGATTCAAAAATATATTGAGTCTCAGTTGCTGCGAACCGAAAAAGTGAATGAAACCACGAAGAAGGAATTGGCAGCAGCAATTTTGTTAGCGATGATGCTTTTGGGCGATGATGACGATTCGGCTCCGATTACGGCAAAGGTTGCTCTGCTGGTGACTACTGTGGCGGCGGTATTTGTTGCGTTGCAGACGAAACGTTTGAAGCGGATTGCGGAGGTTGAGAGTAATGGCGCGTATAATGCTGGTTTGTATTTTGGTGGTCGCCGTGCTGGGGCTGATACTAAGACTTGGTTGACCCGCAAGGATGACAAAGTTCGTACTGGTCATGCGTTGATTGAAAGTCAGACTATTCCTATTGGGGATAGTTTTAAAAAGGGTGTGATTCTGCGATTCCCCGGTGATCCTTTGGCTCCACCGTCCTTGACGATCAATTGTCGTTGCTTGTTGAAATTCGGGGATTAAGGGTTTTAGTAAACTACTTTTAGTAAACTTGCCATTTCAGATTATGGTGTGGTTGTATACTTCGGACAGTTCATCTATCTGGAGTCACCATGCCTACATTGACTGTTATAGAAGATACAGATATTCAGTTTAAAACCCGTGCTGGTCAGGTCAATATTGACAGAGCACAGGGCATTGTTGAATGTTTTGTCGCCGCGATTGGGAACAAGGATTCCGTGGGCGACATCATTGTTCCGGGGGCGTTCACTGGCTCATTGAAACGTCGCAAGCCGCGTGTGGTTTGGGGACATAACTGGAATGAGCCAATCGGCAAAGTGTTGATGATTGAAGAGGTCAAGCCCAAGGACAGTCGGCTTCCGAAGAAGATGTTTGATGCCGGAGTAGGTGGCCTGTATGCACGGGTTCAGTTCAATCTGAACTCCCAGCGTGGCAAGGAAGCCTTTGCCAATGTTGCCTTTTTTGGCGAAGAGCAGGAGTGGAGCATCGGTTACAAGACGATTGATGCCGATTATGACTCTACTCATCAGGCAAATGTTCTGAAAGAGGTGGAACTGTACGAGGTTTCGCCCGTTCTTCATGGAGCAAACCAGTTGACTGGCACGCTGTCCGTGAAGGACAACGAGGCGTCTGAGTGTGGCACAGAGGGCGAGTTGTGTGCCGTCAAGAATTTGGCAGCGGACGAGGTTGAAGAAAAGGTCGATGAAGAGGTAACCGTATTTGCGTCATTGCTTGAGACGGCGGTTAAGGGATCTTTCGATGACGAAGATGTCAAGTTGTGGGACTTTGACGATCAGCGGGCTGCCGTCACTAAGGGTGACGAAGCGTGGGTTGTGAGTTATCACTACAACAAGGACAGTTCCGAGTTTCTGTTCGCTCAGCCCAAGGCTGCGGTTTTGGAAACTTTCGTTCGTGTGCTGGAGGAAACGGCATGTGGTTGCGAAAAGACGGCATGTGGTTGCGAAAAGGTAGACGGATCCTGTGGCTGCACCCATGAAGAGAAGTCCTTGGAGGAGGATGTTGAGGTCAAGGCTGGTCGCAAGATTTCTTCTAGGAACGTTCAAAAAATCTCTAACGCCATTGAAATTCTTCAGAGTGTTTGTAACGAGGTAATGCCATCTGAGGGTCCGTTGGAGCGGAAAGGACCTGTTGAACAAAAGGTTTTGATTCCGGGCACCTATTCAAATTACGAGGAGTCCATTCCGTTTGAGTGCGCTACGGAAGAAGAGATTGCTGATGTCGTAGAGGCATTGGTAAAAGTTGGGGTTCCAGTTCAATGCCCAACCCCCGAATCTGTTGCCTTGGGTTACAAGACCGTAGAGGTCTTGATGCCTGAAGGCGAAAATGAAAAAAAGAGCGTTGCCCGAATCATGGGTAAGGCTTTGCTACATATTGACTGGTTAGTTAACGAGCCTTCCCAATAGGAGTCCAAAATGGCTGAAAACGATAAAGAAACAGAAGCAGTGGAGCCTGAAGAGAAGACTCTTGAGGACGAACTGTCTGCTCTAGAAGAGGTAGCAGCCTCTTTGACGGAAACCAAGTCGGGTGATCATTCCGAAGAGGACTGTGACGACGAGGATTGTGAAGAGCATGAAACCAAGGCTGCCACCATCACTGGTCATCCTTATGACTTGGTTGTTGTCGATGACGATGATCAGGAGGACGATGCTGAGGATTTGCTGAAGCCACCGGGTGGCGTTGAGCAGGCCAAGGAGATGGGTCCGAAAAAGCGGGTTGTCGTTGTTGAGATGGATCCGGAACAGATCACCGACGACATGAAGGCTTATGTCGTTGAGGTTCCTGACGAAGATGATGAGTATCCCAAGGCTCACGTTCCGGACCATGAAGAGGAGGGTCCAGAATTGCGCCGTCGGCCACCGTCACCAATGGCGGCTGTGCCAACGGAGGGAGTGCCTAACACTTCTCCGATGACGCCTGTGGGCGCTGGTTCTGTGGGTCCGCCGTTTGTTCCTGAAGAGGACGACGACGATGACAAGGGCTGGGGTAAGCCGGGTAAGGGCCGACTGGCCCGCTTGATGGCGTTGGCTAATGGCGAAGATCCGGACGCTGAGGAAGAGGAGGACGATGACGAAAAGAACATGGTTCCTTCTCTCCCGACGGCTGTTCTGATTGGCAAAGAAGATGATGCAAACGCAAACGGTATGGAAAATCGTTTGTCTCGTTTGGGCGTCAAGTCTCTAGGCAATTTCGACTTCTTGTGCGGCATTGAGCGGACCATCCGAAGCGGCGATGTGTGTAACTTCTGCCGCGGTGGGTGTGCCAGCGAGAAGGGTTTGCCCGGATTGCTGGAGATTGAGGTTTCTGCCGAAGCCGAGTTTGATGGCGAGGTTGTTGACTCCGGATATGCGCCTAAGGACGACATGTTCGTTCTGGATTTGAAGACCGCAGACGGTTACAAAGAGGCGTACTACGCAGGCAACGGAACCCGATTGGGTTGGATCGCCTTGGATGAGGGCTTGAGCGTAAAGAGTCTTGAAGATGAAGGTGCTTCAAACCCGTTGATCGTTTCATTTGAGGAAGCCGAAATGACGGCTCTCAAGTATGTCAAGGGTAAGTCATACGGAGTGGATGTTGACTTGTTCCACGGTGAAGATGCTTACGTCATTGAGATTGATGGCGTGGACGGTAAGTCATATGACGTTTATGTGTCGATTGATGGGAAGGTTCTTGGAACCGACATGATCGAACTTACCGATGATGAGCAGGACGATCTCACCGAACTGCGTCGGGAAAAGGATGCTTTGGAAGCCGAGTTGGCTCTCAAGTCCAATTATGAAGGCGAGGCGTTGCAGGGTCTTGTAGAGGAAGGCGCTGCGCTAGAAGATGGGTCTTTCCCGATTGTGAATGCCGACGATCTTGAACTTGCAGTTAAGGCTGCCTATAGGCACGTTGAGGCGAAGTCTCATATTGAGCGTCGTGCAGAAGAATTGGAACGAACAGACATCATTCCTTCTGAATGGGCCGAAACGAAGCAAGCAGAAACAGATGAGTTCATGGCTTCTTTGATGGAACTTCAGATGTTGGAAATTGACTCTGATGAATCGACAACAGAATAGGTAAATGTCATGGACAAGAAAAGTTATTTTGATCCCAACTTGGGACGGGTTGTGCATGTGGGAGAAGAGCCAGAGGCTCCTGCTCCTGCTCCTGAGGCTGAGGCCACGGGTGAGCGGGCGCGGACACCGAAGGGCCATTTCGTTAAAGATGACGAAAGCACCCCTGATGTGAATGAAGCGTACACGGATGGGAAGACCCCCAAGAAAAAGGGTAAATCGAACAAGTAAATCACCTTAGGGAGTGCTATGAGTGATAAGCCTCTTGAGGTCAAAGGGCCACAAGACCTAATCGACATAATCCCGCAGGAGAGAATTACCGGCGATATTTTGCGTGGTCATGGACCGCGTAGGGGTGGGTTGGAACACCTGCTTAAATTCTGGCGACCGATTATGCGGAAGCCGGGTGGCTTTCGGCGGTGCATTGTCATTCTTGCGAATCATCCAGAGTTGTATCCGCTCCAGCCGTTGTGCGCGTGGTTGCATCATGAAACGACTGGCAAGTGGCCGAATGAAGGCAACCATCATGGCGGTGGTGGGGCAGGTCGTGCCGCAGGTCGGGTTGCCCGTCGTGCCATTCCCGGCAAGCGTCGTCGCCGTCGTGGCAAGAGTGAAGATGGGGTGGAGATAGCAAGTTGGAGGGTGTATCGCCGGTTGGCTCGTATGGATGGGGGCATCACGACTCGTCCTATTGGTGGGGATCAAAATGCTGTTGCCTATAAGGCGGCACGGTTTGTGCAGGGTTTGCAATCGGTTCCAATGCCGGGTTCGTTCGATTGGACTAAACAACCAATTGAGGTAAAGGGCCGTGGTCACGGTCGCATTGGGCGGACGCTTTCAAGCATCGCTTCTTATTTCACACCGGGCGATATGAGCAAATATCGCAATCCAGTCCGCTCTGCCATGTGGGGGGCTTTGTTCCCCGGCGGTGGAAGTATTGGACCGGGTGGTGGCGCTGGTGGTGGCGCTAGGCCGTCTATCGGTGGTGGTGCGCTTCGTTGTCCCACGGGGTACATCAACGGTGGCAGGTTTACTGATCCCAAGTTGACTAATTGTGGTGGTTTGGTGTTTGACGTTCCGGCGAAGGGGCCGGGAGCGGTCACATCAGGTGATGTTTCCAAGATGACTCGTCGTTTTGAAAGCATTACGGCAGAGGACGTTCCAAATGTGGTTCGTGATGTGGTTGTCAAGAAGCCTAAGGGTGATCCTTTCGCCGTTGTACGCGAAGCGGCGATTCGTCCTAATCGTGCGGGTAGTCCTGCCCGCCGCGAGTCTGTCGTAAACGATGTTGTTGATTTCGTTGGCGAAAATGTTGGAACCACTCGTTTGGTTCGGCGTGATGGTGTGGTGTATGAACCCACGCTGAGCGCAGAAGAACTAGTGAAGATGAAGGATCACGACGCAATTAAGGGTGCCGTGTATGTGACTTCAAAGATCGGGAAGGGTGCAATCGCAGGAGACGAGATACGCCTATTGAGCAAGGGTGCAGAGGCTATTGAGTATGCGTTCGGTCAGGGTTCTGTCCGGGTGGAACGCAAGACGGATATTCCGGTTGGTGTTGCAGCAAAGATGCGTACCCGGTGGGCATCCATTTCTAGGGATCCAGACATCATCATCAATCCGTTTGCCCATGTCGAAAAGTTTGTTCAAGAATTTTCGGAATTTGTGGAAGTCAAACCAAAGTTTAAAGGTGTCAAAA